CAACCTTGGGTTAATGTGTGGAACTCTTACTCTCTTGGCAGTTCTTGGCGCGAGTGCATACATGGTAAAACTTGGACAGGCGGTAGCGGGTGTTACGAGTTTTGTGCTTGCCTTAGCGACTCTCATGGGTGCTTTTGTCTATAGTACAAACAACCGTACGGCGGAGCGCAAAGAGCGTACAGCCTTACTGAGCAAAATGACGGAGCCCAAAGACGCTTGATTCCATAGACACACGCCTTGCAAGAGCATTTTCAGAACCCGCCCCCCTAAAGGCAGGTTCTTGCATTTCTGGCGCGAAAGGCTCTCTACCTTTGGTGGGCTAGAGCATATCAAATTTTCGACCTTTCTATCTCATGAGTTGACCGACGTAAGAGAATTTTTCTACGCTGATGGAGGTACAATGAGCATGGCAATAGAGTAGAAAGGTCAATATTTTGATGGCTTTAATTGTCAAACAGAGTAAAATAACAGGTTATTTGCTTAGTTCGGAACACCCAGAAGGGCGACACAAAGAACAGTATTTTAAGAATTATGGTTTCACTCGCGAAAGATGGGAAGAGATGGAGCTAGTTCTGAAACGACATTTCACCGAGAATGATATTATATCTGAAGAGGAGACAGGGTATGGTATAAAATATGTCGTTGAAGGGCAGTGCGCGTGTCCTAATGGACTATTTATACTATTAAGGACCGTATGGATGAAGCCTAAAGGAGAGGATGCTATCTATCTGATAACGGCTTATCCGTGCAAGAGATAGAGATTTTCTGACAGGAAAGGAGGAGAGCGTTATGCAAGAGTTAGATGTTGTCACCCTTCTGGAAGATGCGCCAGAGTACTCCCTACACAAGGGAGAGAGGGGAACGGTGGTATTCGTATCTGAAACGGCGAATACCTATTTAGTTGAGTTTTTACAGGGCGAAGAGAATCCTGTTATCGCAACGCTAAAAGATTCGCAGATAAGAGTTCTGCCCAGCGAATACGCCGCATAGCCTACTCGTTTCGTCAGCGCGTCTTCAGAACCCGCCCCCCTAAAGGGCGGGTTCTTGCATTTCCGGCGCGAAAGCCTCTCTACTTTCTCGCTTTCACGTACCCTTTAAGCCCGATGGCGTAAACCACATACTCCATGCCCGATTGAGGGGTGGGAACGACGAGGTCAATGTAGAAACTCTCGGCTAAATCGGGGGAGACCTGAAACGCCGCCGTCCATGAACCATTTTTGTCCGTCGTTGTCTGGAGCGTCGCCGCGACTTTGGGTCTTCCGTTTCCGATTCGCATACTCACGCTTCGCAGGGTCTTCAACTTGCCTTTACGGGGAATCTCTATCTGGACAAGAACCGCCTCGTCATCTACGCGGTCTGCCACGAGCGTATATTTAAGCCCCAACTTCGCTTGGGTCTCCTTAGTGACTGTCATGAGTTCGCCCATAGCGAAAGCGTGTTGAAGGCACGCGCAAAATACCAGCGTAAACGCTACCCATACGAACTTTTTTACCATGTCATCCTCTTTTCTTGTATCAGGCGTTGCGGACAGGGTGGTAAGAAAGGAAGGCATCCCATCAACTCCCCGCCCTAAACCGCTTAGTTCGTTAGACGGGGCAGGAAAAGAATAGGTTACCTGTTCACAAAGCTCACTGAGTTATGTAAAGCCTTCCAGTGCCGTGCATTCGCCCTTCCCCTTTGTGAAGGGGTAAGGGATGGGGTGGGCGGGTCAGGGCGGAAGGCTTCCATCATCGGCATTCGCCTCTCTCCGTTTCAGGGAGAGGTTGGAGAGGGGTTGCATTTAGCCCCTCTTGACAAAACAAAGAACCAGTGGTATAATACACCCAACACGGAATTGATTTGATAATTTCATAGTATTTGGCTATTAGGAAGCCCGCTATTGTTCGCTGGAAACGCGAACGATGGCGGGCTTTTTGTGTTTTCGGAGCGGAGGCAGACCATGAGAGAGCGAAAAGAGGTGAGCCTTGCGGAGTTTGTCGAGAAGACCACTTATCTGAAACTAGACCCCTGGCAGAACGACCTCTGCGAGTGGCTACAGTGGGTGAAGGAGGATAAGGGGTTGCGTTGGCTTATACACGCCCCGCCTCAATCAGGAAAAAGCGTCATTCTGTCCCAACGCCTACCAGCGTGGATACTCGGATTTCAGCCGGAACTGCGTATCAAACTGGCTTGCTACAACATCGCGCACGCCACCCGGTTCAGCAGAACCTCCCGCGAACTGATGGAATCCGAAGACTACGCAGAGATGTTTCCAGACGAGCTATCCCGCCTAGCGAAAACCGCGAAGACCCAAGAGGAGTGGAGTACGCTGGCGAGAGAGCGGGCGAGAGACAGCCAGCCGAGCCTGAAAGCCCTCGGTTTGATGACCGGATTTGTAGGGCAGGGCGCGGATTTACTCATCGTAGACGACCCCTACGCCTCCCCGCAAGATGCCTATTCGGAGGTGATTCGCGACTCTGTATGGACGTTCTGGGCGGACTCGGCGAAGCCCAGACTGAACCCAGACGCAAACGTGATAGTCATGTTTCACCGCTATCACCTCGACGACCTCGCAGGAAGACTGATGCGTGAAGAGGGCTTGATAGAGAACGGCGGTAAGTGGCAACTGCTTCGCTACGCCGCCATTGCGGACGGCGAGGGGCACTACCCTACGAAAAGACCCGTTGGCGAAAAGTTGTCGCCGCGCATGGACGATGCTTTCCTCGAAGAGCAACAGCGCAACTCCGCGGTCTGGTTAGGGCAGTTTCAGGGAGTTCCGATTTCGCGGACGGGTTCGTTTTTTCGCGCCGATAAGTTTGAGATAGTGGACGACGCGCCGGAAGGGCTTCCCGTCTGTAGAGGTTGGGATATGGCGGCGACGGAGGGGAGCGGCGACTATACGGCGGGCGTGAAGATGGCGGGACCCGACCCTTACGGCTACTTCTATGTGCTGGATGTTCAGCGCGGACAGTGGAGTACAGACCGCCGCAACCGCGTGATTCGGGAGGCGGCGGAGCGGGATGGAGAGGTCTGCTGGATACGCGGGGCGCAAGACCCCGGTAGCGCAGGAGTAGATTCTGCGCGGGCGTTTCGGCATCTGCTGGCGGGGTACTCAGTGCAGACGGAGCGGGTTTCAGGAGCGAAGGAGGTGAGAGCCGACCCTCTGAGTTCCCGTATCAATTCGGGCGATGTTCGTCTTGTTCGGGGGGGCTGGAACCGCGATTTTATCGAGGAGTTTCGAGCGTTTCCGAGAGGGCGGCACGATGACCAGATAGACGCGGCGGCGGACGCTTTTACCGTGTTGGCAAGGCGGACGCAGATTCGCGTGGGGAGAGTTGCGATATGAGAATTTTGAAAAAACTTGCCGAGGCGAGTAAGAAAGCCTTCTCAGGCGGCGATTGGGTAGATAGCGGACTACCCGGAAACATCTCGTCTTCGCGGCGCACGTTTGCGATTATGGGAACGAGCGTCAACTGGAGTGAGATGGCGGGGGGCTTGGAGTGCAACGCCGCTCTGCACGCAAGCGTTTCGTGGTTGAGCAAAAGCGTGAATCAGGCGAACCCTGTGGTAAAGGCGCGGCGCAGGGACGGAGCGGAGGAGGCGGTATTAAATCATCCGCTGGTTCAACTTTTGGAGCGCCCCAACCCCTACTACGACGGAAAAACACTCCTTTCGGGGGTGGTGTTTAGCCTGATAGCGGACGGCAACGCCTATCTTGGCGTGGAGCGAAATAGCGCGGGGCGGGTAGTGGAGTTGTGTTGGTTGCCCCATTCACGGGTGAGTATGCAGAAAGAGGCGCAGAGCCGCGAGCCGTTCGACTACTGGGAGTTTCGTCCTCCAACAGGCTCTGCGGTGCGCGTGGCGAAAGCGGACATTGTGCAGATTCGCATGGGGCTAGACCCCGACGACCCGCGCTACGGACTCGCGCCGCTGAAAGCGTTAGTGCGACAGCAGTACGCGCTAGAGCAGGGCGCAACCTATACCGCGAATATCTTGAGGAATTTCGGAGTCGTGGGCGCGATAATCACGCCGAGCGACCCAAACGTTACCCTCGACCCGCAAGAGATTGCGGACAAGTGGAACGCGAAAACGCAGGGCGATAGGGCGGGAAGCGCGTTGGTAATGGATGTGCCTATACAGGTGCACTACCCAAAAGCGACCCCGCAAGATCTTGCGCTAGAGACCATTCTGGACAGGATGGAGGCGGACATCTGCGCGGTAGTGGGCGTTCCGGCGCAGGTGCTTGGGCTTCATTCGGGAAGGCTTGCGAAGACCTACGCCAACATGAAAGAGGCGCGGGAAATCGCTTGGGAAGAGACGGTTCTGCCCCTGCTGAACCTGATAGCGGGGTGCTTGAGCCATGCGCTTCTGCCGGAGGTATCCCTACGGTGGGAGCGTGAACGACTGACCTTCGATGTCTCGCAGATTCGCCCGCTACTGCCGGATGTGGACAGCCTTCACAGCCGAGCGCGGGCGGACTGGATGGCGAACCTGATAGATAGAGCGACTTGGAAACGACTGGTCGGGCTATCTCCCCTTGCCGACGATGCGGGAGTCTACTACGAAGATACGGTGGAGGAGCGAACCAATGCGACAGCGAGCGAGTGAGAAAGTGGAGCGCAAAGTTCTGCCGTTTGAGATAAAGGCGGATGCTATGGAGAGCGAAATTCAGGGCTACGCAAGCGCGTTCAACAACTTAGACGATGTGGGCGACATCGTTGCGCCGGGCGCATTTACAGACTCTCTATCCGAGTTTGTGACGAGCGGCTTCATCGGAGGCTTGAACCACGACTGGGACAACCCTATCGGAAGACCGCTGGAGGCGCGTGAAGATAGAAAGGGACTCTGGATTCGGGGCGCGATTTCGGACACGGAGGCGGGGCGCGACTGCCACATTCTGATAAAGGATGGGGTTATCACGAAACTCTCCATCGGCTTCCGAACTCTGGAACAGGTCTCTCTTGAGTCGGCGAACGCGGTGCGCGACTACTGGCGCACAGTAGGGTACGCGCCGACTTCGGACGAGTGGGGACGCGCCAAACAGGGGGCGCGTCTGATAACGAAGGCGCAACTTATCGAGGTCTCTCCGGTGACGGTTCCCGCGAACCGATTGGCGGAGATTACGGCGGTGAAAACCAACCGTAACGGCATCGAAACGGAGCGCGATTTCGAGCGGTTCCTGCGGGAGGCAGGCTTCTCGCGACGTGAGGCGACGGCGGTAACGTTGCACGGCTTCAAGGCGGCTCCGCGTGATGCGGAGGCGCATACCGAGCCGAATGAGCCTCTAAATGAAGAGGCGAAACAGCTTCATCTGGCGCTCTTGCTCACTGTCCTTCGAGATGTGAGCGGGCGAGAACAGCGATTGTAGAACAAAACAAGGAGAAGATTCATGAACCGTATGACACAGTTGGAGACGAAAGTCCAGAACCTCCAAGAGAGCGCATTTCGCACTCTGGAGAGTATGCAGACCGACAAAAAGAACCGCATGGGCGGGGATGTTTACGATGCGAACGGCGTTCAACTTGCCGGACTGCACGACCTGATAAAGGATTTGAACGAGAGTACGAAGGAGTTGGAGCGGGCGCGAAACTATGAGCGCGACTACAAACGCTCCAACGAGGCGGATGCGAACCGCGCCGAACGCAAGTTTGAGCAGGGCGCTTTTGGCAACGTCCCAGACACGCGCTCTCTCTCCGAGCAGTTTCTGCAAGCCTCGAACTACGCGAAGCAGATGAACAAGAAGCAGGTGAGCGCGGTTCTTGCGAACCTCGACCTGAAAACCCTGATGACAAACTCTAGCGGGTTTGCACCGGCGAATAACCGCTCTAATGTGGTTGTGTTTTCGCCGCAACGCCGCCTGATGATTGCCGACCTGATTCCGCAAGACCTAACCGAAAACGCCATCGTGAAGTACATGGAGGAGACCACCTTCACCAACAGCGCGGCGACGGTTTCGGAGGGCGGCTCCATTCCTGAAGCGGCGTTGGCGTACACCCAGCAGTCCGCGACGGTGGAGAAGATTGCGACATGGCTTCCCGTTACGGAAGAGCAGTTGGAGGATGTTCCGAGTCTGCGCGGGCTGATAGATTTCCGCCTGACCTATATGCTCCAACTCAAGGAGGAAGACCATATTTTGGGCGGCAACGGAACCGCCCCGAACCTGCAAGGCTTCCTATCCAAATCGGGAGTTCTGACTCAGGCGCGTGGTACGGACAGCATTCAGGACTGCATCTACAAGGCTATCTCGAATGTGCGAACGAGCGGTCAGGCGGAGCCTAGCGCGGTGATTATGAACCCCGCCGACTGGCAACTAGCGCGTCTTTCGACGACCACAACGGGCGAATAT